TAACTCTATAATTTTCAGAGGAGTTAATGATGCAAAACAAAGAGAAAAATTAAAATCAATTAACTTCTCGAAAGGAAAATTAACATGGGTTTGGTGTGAAGAAGCTACAGAACTTATGGAAAGTGACATAGACATACTAGATGACCGTTTAAGAGGTATTTTAACTAATCCTAACCTATACTATCAAATGACATTTACATTTAATCCAGTCTCAGCTACTCATTGGATAAAAAGAAAGTATTTTGACTATAAAAATGATGATATATTTACTCATCATAGTACTTATCTACAAAATAGATTCATAGATGAGGCTTACTACAGAAGAATGCAAATGAGAAAAGAGCAAGACCCAGAAGGGTACAAAGTCTATGGTCTTGGAGAATGGGGAGAAACTGGTGGAGCAATACTTAAAAATTATGTTATACATGAATTTCCTACAGAATTTGAGTATTTTGACAATATGAGGTTATCACAAGACTTTGGATTTAACCATGCAAATGTAGTACTTAGAATTGGCTTTAAGGATGGAGAATTATATATATGTAATGAAATATATGTACATGAAATGGATACTTCAGAAATCATAAAGATTGCAAATAGTAGAGGTTTAGAAAAGACTCTATTTATGTACTGTGATAGTGCTGAACCAGATAGAATTAAGATGTGGAAGAGTGCAGGATATAAAGCTAAAGGAGTTAAAAAAGGACCAGGAAGTGTTAAAGCTCAAATAGATTATTTGAAACAATTAAGAATACATGTACATCCTAGCTGCACTAATACCATAAAAGAAATACAACAATGGAAATGGAAACAAGATGAAAGAACTGGATTATATCTTGATGAACCAGTTGAGTTTATGGATGATGCAATGGCTGCGCTTAGATATTCTATAGATAATAAGCTTAAAAATAATGGAATAAGCTTCTTAAAGTAAAGGAGGTGTTAAATATTTATATAAGTGAAACAGATTTAATAAAAGTTCAGTTAAAAAAAGAGAGCACCTTTAACCTAGTAAAAGTCATAGAACACTACATCTTAAAGCATAGGCCAGAAAAATATAAACAAGGAGAAGAATACTATTATGGTAATACTGATGTAAACAATAAGAGAAGATATTATCTCTTAGATGGAGCTAAGGTTGATGATTTTACTAAGGTTAATAATAAAGCAATTAACAACTACCATAAGCTTTTAGTTGACCAAAAAGTGGGCTATAGTGTTGGAAATCCAATCGTATTTAATGCAGATGATGATAATCTCACTAAGCTTTTAAATGACTTACTAGGAGAAGAGTTTGACGATACAATAACAGAACTATATCTCAATGCTAGTAATAAAGGGGTTGAATGGTTACATCCATATATTAATAGAAAAGGTGAGTTTAAATATGTAATAATTCCAGCTGAAGAAGCAATTCCTATTTGGGATAGTAAAAGACAGAGGGAATTAGTTGCATTTATTAGGTTTTATTATATTGAAGATATAGATGGAAATAAAATAAAAAGAGTTGAGTACTACACAGAAAATGATGTAACTTACTTTGTTGAAAGAGGTAATAGTTTTGTTCAAGAATTTTTATATGATGAATATGGAAAAATGACTGATATACAAGAAGGTCATTTTAGAATAAATAACAAAGAACAGGGTTGGGGTAAAGTTCCATTTATACCTTTTAAAAATAATGAAAAGTGTGTCTCAGATTTAACTTTCTATAAATCATTAATAGATATATATGACAATAATATTTCTACACTAGCAGATAACTTAGATGAAATACAAGAGGTTATTTATGTATTAAAAGAATATCCAGGAACAAGTCTACAAGAGTTTATAGATAATATAAGATACTATAAATCAATTAAAGTAGATGGTGGAGGTGGAGTTGATAAACTAGAGATAAATATACCAGTTGAAGCTAAAAAGGAGCTTCTTGATAGATTGGAAAAGAATATAATTATCTTTGGTCAAGGAGTTAATCCAGAATCTCAAAACACAGGTGACAAATCGGGTGTAGCACTTAAATTTTTATATTCACTACTTGACTTAAAATGTTCTAAGACTGAAAAGAAGTTTAAAAAAGCAATTAGAGAGCTTTTATGGTTTGTGTGTGAGTATTTAAAGATAAGTGGTAGTAAGAGCTATGATTATAAAACAGTTCAAATTACTTTTAATCACTCTATGATAATAAATGAAGCTGAAAAGATAGATATGGCAGCTAAATCAACTGGAATTGTATCAGATGAAACTATTGTTTCTAACCATCCTTGGGTCGAGGATGTTAATGACGAACTTGAAAGACTTAAAAAACAGGAAGATACTCAAAAAGAGTATGATGATTTAATTCCTAATAATCAAGATGGTGTTATAGATGAAACATAAAGATTATTGGAGGAAGAGATTTGAACAATTAGAAGAAGCTCAGAATAATAAAAGTATAAAATATTATCTTGAATTAGAAAAACAATATAAACTAGCAATGTCTAATATAGAAAGAGATATACTTATATGGTATAACAGATTCACTGAAAATGAGGGAATATCTTTATTGGAAGCTAAGAAACTGCTAAATACAAGAGAACTAGAAGAGTTTAAATGGAGTGTAGAAGAATATATTAAATATGGTAAAGAAAATGCTATAAATCAAAAGTGGATGAAAGAGTTAGAAAATGCTAGTGCAAGAGTTCATATAACAAGGCTTGAAGCTTTAAAACTGCAAATACAGCAACAAGTAGAAGTTTTATATGGAAATGAACTTGATGGTATTGATAAACTAATGAGAGATATTTATACAAGTGGATACTATCATACAGCTTTTAATGTTCAACAAGGAGTAAACGTTGGTTGGAGTTTAATGAGTCTTGATACTAACAGAATAAATAAAGTTATTTCTAAGCCTTGGACTAGTGATGGATTAAACTTCAGTGAAAGGATTTGGGGTAAGCATAGACCTGCTTTAGTAAATGAATTACATACTAAGCTAACTCAATCAATTATTAGAGGTGAAAATCCAAAGAAGCTAGTAAATGACTTTGCTAAGAGATTTAAGGTATCTAAGTCACAAGCTAAGAACTTAATAATGACTGAATCAGCTTTCTTTGCATCAGCTTCAAGAAAAGATTGTTTTAATGATTTAGATGTAGAGAAATATGAGATTATTGCTACATTAGATTTAAGAACTTCAAATATATGCAGAGAGTTAGATGGAAAAATATTTGATATGAAAGATTATCAAGTTGGAATAACAGCTCCACCATTTCATTGTCGTTGTAGGACAACAACAGCTCCTTGGTTCGAGGATGAAGAAGGCTATAGAGCAGCAAGAGGAGAAGATGGAAAAACATATTATGTACCATCTAGTATGAAGTATAATGAGTGGTATGAGAAGTATGTTAAAAATAATAGTAAACAAACTGGTGCAAAATATACTAAAGGTGATATCGAGTGGAATATAAGAAGAGAAGAAGAAGCAGAACTATATTACGATAATATTAGAAATAGAAAAGATGATATTTCCAAAATATCAAAGAATACAAATTGGTCAGAAAAAAGTATAGGTCAAATTAAAAATCATATTTTCTACAATACTCATATAATGAGAGATGGAACTAGACGTATGTTGGATTCTGACTATAGTATGTCAGTTGCTTGGCAAAGACTTATAAATGGTACATACGAAGATATTGATATTCTCTTATTAAAACATGAATACCTTGAAAGTATATTTGAGAAAAAGTATAATATAAGTAACTTAGAAGCCCATAGAATGACTGAGAAAAAGCATGATTGGTATAAAGAATTAATTAAACAGAAAGGAGAGTTTGAAGAAGATGATTGTCTTAATGAACTTATTAGAAAAGAATAATGAATATGTTATATATAGTTATGGATATGAAGAAAATAAGCTTGATGGAAGAATAAAAATATATTTAGATGATTTTTATAATTATGAAATAATAAAAGAGTCAAAAGATGAACATATAAGTAAATCAGCAACGTTAAAAGCTATTTCTAAACTTATAAAAGCTGCTAAAAATAACGATTTGAAAAAAGAAATGAGTTATCAATGTTAGAAGCACTTACTGAACAATAAATTAGTAGGTGCTTTTATTATGTAAAAGTTTAAAAAAGTAGGTAATTTTAATGTAAATATTAACTCAAGTTATAGCTGTAGTTTGTGTAGTACAAATCTTTATTAATTGTATTGCTAATGTCAATGTAGGTATTCTTTGCAATAAATTAAAAGAAAAAAATGAAGCTAATATAGATAAAGTTTCTGATGAAATTCTAAAGAGAGTAGGAGAAGAATTAAATAAATCACTAGACAAAAGTCTTTAAAGACTTTTTTTATTGTGTAAAAAATGAAAGGAGATATTTAAAAGATGGATTGGTTAGAAGAATTGCTAGAAGGAATAAAAATAGAAAATAACAAAATTGATGTAGCTTCTTTACAAAAGTCTATAGAAAAGAAAATAAAAGAGACTACAATTACTCAAGAAGATTATACAAATCTTGAAACACAGCTTAATACAGCTAATGAAACTATTAAAAAGTTTGAAGGAGGTATGACAAAAGAAGATGTAGAGAATCTAAAAACAACTTATGAAACTGATAAGAAAACTTTGGAAGAAACCTACAAAAAAGAAATTGAAGAAAAAGACTTTAATTACTGGTTAGGTGATGCTTTTAAGTCTGTTAAATGTAGGGATGAAATAGCATTAAAAGCTCATTTAGACATGGAAGCACTAAGAAATAGTAAAGATAGACAAAAAGCTTTTGAAGAGCAAATAAACCCTTTGAAACAGGATAAAGATTATTTGTTTAATGCAACACTAGAAGGTGAAGAACCTAAAATAAATACTATAACACCAGGGCAAGAGCCTAAGATAAATGATTTTGGTTTTAATTTTACTGGGGTAAGACCTCATGAAAATAATAATAAATAGGAGGAAATAAAATGGCAGCACTAAATTATGCAAAAGAATATTCAAATGTTTTAGCACAAGCATATCCTTATACTTTAAACTTCGGGGATTTGTATGCAACACCAAATAATGGAAGATATAGATGGACTGGTTCTAAAACAATAGAAATACCAACTATATCTACAACTGGAAGAGTAGATTCAAACAGAGATACAATAGCAGTAGCTCAAAGAAACTATGATAATGCTTGGGAACCTAAGGTATTAACTAATCAAAGGAAATGGTCAACATTGGTTCATCCAGCAGATATAAACCAAACTAATTATGTGGCTTCAATAGGCAATATAACAAAAGTATATAATGAGGAACAAAAGTTTCCAGAGATGGATGCTTACTGTATATCTAAAATATATGCTGATTGGACCGCATTAGGTAACACAGCAGATACAACTGTTCTTACAACAACAAACGTATTAGAAGTATTTGATAAGTTAATGGAAAAAATGACAGAAGCTAGAGTACCTGAAAATGGAAGAATATTGTATGTTACTCCAGTAGTAAATACACTTATCAAAAATGCAAAAGAGATACAAAGAACAGTAAACATAAAAGATGGTGGAACTTCTTTAAATAGACAAACCACAGATATTGACACAGTTAAAATAATTAAAGTACCATCTAATCTAATGAAAACTGCATATGATTTTACAACTGGATGGAAAGTAGGCGCAGGAGCTAAACAAATCTTTATGTCCTTAGTTCACCCAAGTGCAATAATTACACCTGTTTCTTATCAGTTCTCTAAGTTAGACGAACCAACAGCAGTTACAGAGGGAAAATACTTCTACTTTGAAGAAAGTTTTGAGGATGTATTTATATTAAATAAAAAAGCTGATGCAATACAATTTGTTGTTGAAGGAGCTGGAGCATAATGGCACAAGTAAGGAAATTAAATAGAATATTAACCATAGAAGAGTGTAAAATAGATGATTTCTTAGAGATGGGATATGATTTGATAGATGAAACTGGTAAGGTAGTAAGGTATGGCAAGTCATTAAATGTAAAAGATTTAATAGCTGAAAATAATATTTTAAGGTCAAAAGTTGAGTCTTTAGAAGAAGAAAATAAACAGCTTAAAGAGAAAAATAAACTTACTAAAAAGTAGGTGAAAATTATGGGAAATAATATAATTGATGATATAGAAAAAAGACTTGAAAGTTTTGGATATATATTAAAAGATGGGGATAAGTGGTTAATAGATTTTGTAAGAGAAAAAATAGAAAATATTATTAAACTAGATTGTAATATAAAAACTATGCCAATTGAATTGAAAGAAATTGAAGTTGATATGATAGTTGGAGAGTTCTTATTTACCAAGAAAAATATGGGGCAATTAGATATAGAAAGCATTAACTTTGAAGCTGTAGAAAAGTCTATATCAGAAGGTGATACAAAGGTAGATTTTGCTATAGGAAGTGGCTCTCAAACACCAGAACAACGCTTTGATAGCTTAGTAGCTTATCTTACTGCTTATGGTAAGAATAAGATATTAACCTTTAGGTGCTTAAGATGGTAAGTAAAACTAGAAAAGCAATAGAAATGTTATATAGATATAAATGTACTATAGTTGAGTATCAGCCAATCAAAGACCCTGTAACAAAACGAACTAACAATAAAGAAGTGATTGTATTAGAAAATCAACCATGCAAGCTTTCATATAAAAATATAGTTTCTGCTACAGAAGGAAAATTAGCTAAGCTAGAGCAAACTATTAAACTCTTTATATCTCCAGATATAGAAATTAAAGCAGGTTCAAAACTTATTATAAATGATAAAGAGTATGTAAGAAGTGGAGAATCAGCTATATATCCAAATCATCAAGAAATAATACTTGAGTTATTTAAGGATAAAGCATAATGGCTAGATGGGGCAGTGTTGATTTTAGAGAGTTTAAAAGAGTTTGTAAAAAGATGGAGAAGCTTACAAAGATTGATTTAGATAAGTTTTGCAAAGATGCAGCAAGAGAATTAGCAGCAAGACTCTTAGGAAAAGTAATTAGAAGGACACCAGTTGATACAGGATTCTTAAGACAAGGATGGAATGGAGTGGCTTATGCTAGGTCGCTTCCTGTGTATAAACAAGGAAATAATTATATTATAGAGGTTGTTAATCCGACTGAATATGCAAGTTATGTAAATTTCGGGCATAGAACTAAAGATGGAAAAGGTTGGGTTAAAGGACAACATTTCTTAACAATTTCAGAGATGGAACTACAAAGCCAAGTTGATAAGATTATAGAGAAAAAGTTATTAATATTACTTAAAGGAGTGTTTGATGCTTAATAATATTATAGATGGAATATCAGTAAAGTTAGATAAATCATTTGGAGAAAAATATACAATTTATAGTGAGGATGTAGAGCAAGGTATTAATGAACCTTGTTTTTTTATTGTTCCTTTAAATCCAAGCAAAGTATCCTATCTAAGTGGCAGGACATTAAAAAAGAACTCTTTTGATGTACATTATTTTCCTAAAAGTAATGATAAATCATTTGAAATAAATGAGATAGCTGAGATGTTACTGGAGGAATTAGAGTATATAGAAATTGATGGAGACTTAGTCAGAGGTACAAATATGAACTTTGAAATTATAGATAATGTTCTTCATTTCTTTGTTGATTATAACTACTTTACTATAAAAAGTAATGACACAGATAAGATGGATACAGTAGAGTTATTCGGTGGTTTGAAGAGAGGTGATAATTTTGAGTAAAACATTAAGCAAAGAAGATAACTACAAGTTTACTAAGGAGCAGATAGTTAACTCTAAGAAGTATGTAAATAGAAAAGATTTATTAAATGCAATTTTAAAAGAAAATGATTTATATTCCTTCTCAGAGGTAGAGGATAGAATAAATAAATTTATGAAAGGAGTGAGTTAGATGGCTTTAGGTGGAGGAACATTTGTAACACAAAATAAGGTCCTACCTGGTGCATATATAAATTTTGTAAGTGCTACAAGGGCAACCAGTTCATTATCGGATAGAGGTATTGTTGCAATACCTTTAGAGTTAGATTGGGGCATAGATGAAGACGTATTTCAAGTAACCAGTGATGATTTTGAGAAGTATTCAGTGAAGTATTTTGGATATGATTATACTCATGAGAAGCTGAAAGGTTTGAGAGATTTATTCAAAAATATAAGGTTGGGATATTTTTATAAATTAAATAAAGGCGTTAAAGCCAGTTGTACTATAGCCACAGCAAAATATAGTGGTATCAGAGGAAATGACTTAAAAGTAACAGTTACAACAAATATAGATGATAATGCTAAGTTTGATGTTGTAACACTTTTAGATAATAAGAAGGTAGATACTCAAATAGCAAAGGTTATTACAGACTTACAAGACAATGACTATATCACTTGGAAGAAGGATGCAACACTAGAAGCAAGTGCAGGACTTGTATTTACTGGTGGAACTAATGGCGAAGCTGTGACAGGAGCAGAGTACCAAGCTTTCTTGGATAAAATAGAAAGCTATAGCTTTAATGCTTTAGGATGTTTGGCTACAACAACAGAAATTAAAAGTTTGTTTGTAGAATTTACAAAGAGAATGAGAGATAAGGTAGGAGCTAAGTTCCAAACAGTACTATATAAGAAAAGTGATGCAGATTATGAAGGTATAGTATCTATAGAAAATAAGATTAAAGATAAAGATTTAGTTGAATCTAGCTTGATTTATTGGGTAACTGGAGCTATAGCTGGATGTGACATAAATAAATCTAATACTAATAAAAAGTATGATGGTGAGTTTGATATTGATGTTAACTATACTCAAATACAACTTGAAGAAGCACTAAAGAGTGGTAAATTTATATTTCATAAAGTTGGTGATGAAGTTCATGTATTAGAGGATATAAATACTTTTGTATCATTTACAGATGATAAAAATGATGATTTTTCAAGTAATCAAAGTATTAGAGTACTTGACCAGATTGCTAATGATATTGCAACTTTATTTAATGAAAAGTATTTAGGTAAAGTTCCGAATGATAAGGCAGGAAGAATAAGTTTCTGGAATGATGTTGTTAAACACCATAAAGAATTAGAAAACATTAGAGCAATAGAGGATTTCAAAACTGATGATGTTAGTGTGGAGCTTGGAAACGATAAGAAAACTGTCATAGTATCTGATGCTGTTAAGGTAATAAATGCTATGAGTAAACTGTATATGACAGTTTCAGTAAGCTAGAAAGGAGAGTGTTAGAATGGCTCAAACAATAAATGCTAAAGATACAGTTAGTGCAAAGAAAGCTGAATGTTTTGTAACTATAGAAGGCAAAAGATATAACTTTATGCAAGCTATAGATTTAGAGGCTAAAATGGAAAAAAATAAAAGTGAAGTTCCAATTCTAGGAAGAACAACAAAGGGAAATAAAACAACTGGGAGTACAAATACTGGAAGTGCAACATTTCATTATAATACTTCTATTTTTAGAGAATTACTTTACAGATATAAAGAAACTGGTGAGGATATTTATTTTGACATACAAGTTACAAATGAAGACCCTACATCTGCTGTAGGAAGACAGACAGTAGTACTTAAAGATTGTAATATGGACAGTGGAATAATTACTAAATTTGATGCTGATGGTGAGTATTTAGATGAAGATATGGATTTCACTTTTGAGGATTGGGAATTAGTAGAAAAATTTAATTTATTGGCAGGAATGGAGTAAAAGACACATTTATAAATTATATATGTGTATTTTTTATATGAAAAATTAAAATAAAAGGAGATTAGAATAATATGAGTAATTTAAGTGCTTTTTTAAGTCAAAATGCAATAAAGGTTGATAATGTAAAATATGTAGCGAGTAACAGATTTTTAGATAAAGAAGGGAAACCAGTTGAATGGGAATTAAGAGTTTTATCATCTGAAGAAGACGAAGCACTAAGAAGAAAATGTACTAAAAGAGTAAAAGTGATTGGTAACAATGGTAAGCATACTGGACAATATACAAGTGAAATTGACTACAACAGTTATGTAGCTGAATTATGTGTAGCATCTACAGTATTTCCAGATTTAAAGGATGCCGAACTCCAAAATAGTTATGGAGTAATGGGAGAAGCTCAGTTATTAAAGACAATGCTTACAGCAGGTGAGTATGTCAATTATACAGTAAAAGTGAATGAAGTCAATGGATTTGATACATCTTTTGAGGATAAAGTAGAAGAAGCAAAAAACTAATCAGAGGTGGCGATTTTGATGCTAGCATCACTCATTATTGTATTCAAAAATTAAAGTGGAAGCCAAGTGAATATATGAATTTAGAAGTTAATGAGAGAGCGTTAGCAGCCGCCTCAATACTTATAAAGATAGAAGATGAAGAGGAAGCAATGAAAGAAGCTGAAAGAGAGAGAAAGAGGGGACGAAGAAGATAGCAAAATAAAAAAATAAATATAGAATAGGTAAAATATGTAATAATTATATGTTATAATATTTTTAGCAAGAAGATGTAATCTACAATTTATAGAGTGGAGTTCATACAAAAGATTATCCTCCCAACGTATAGAAGGGAGGTGAATATGTATGGGTAATTTTTTACAAAATGTACTAGAAAGACTATCTGTTAGTTTAATAGTTTTTCTAGTTAGCAATTTACTTAAAAAACGTAAAAAACCACTCAAAGCTGGCACTAAGAGTGGTTGGGAATTTGATTTAAAAATCAGATTCCATAAGTTCAAATAAGTATTATGAACTTCACTCTACTGCAAATAGATTGTAGTTCTTCTTGTTTTTATTATACCACAAAAAATTATAAATAAAACCGTTGTTTATATAAAATATTTGAAATGATAGCACATTCCCGTTTTGGGAACATGGTCAAAACTCAAACTATATTACTGGTATTATATTAAATATTTAGCATCAAAATTAAATAAAGCACTTACTTTTTGGTAGGTGCTTTTTTATATTCAAATCTGTGTACTTAATTGAAATATTTGGTAAAATATGTAAGAATTATATGATATAATAATTGTAGCAAGGAAAATAAAATTGAAAAGCTAAGGGTGATTTTCTCATATAAACGCCAAATTCCAATATAGGAAGGAGGTGAATTTATATGTTAATTAACTTTTTATTGAGTATAGTAGCTGGAATTGTTTCAGCTTACATTTACGAGAAAATAAAAAATCACCCAAACGCCAATAAGGGTGATTTAAAGAAATAACTTTTAAATTCTAATCAATTAGAGAAATTCACCTTTTACAAAGTAAATTTTATCTCCTTGCTATTATTATACCACAAATTGGTACAGATATTCAAAAATAATATTTTTATGATATGGTAAAAATATAGAAGTATTGTGGTATTTCAGCTTCGAGTAAATTGTCTAAAATGTTATAGACGGTTTTATATTAACTATATAGTATGTAAATATTAAAATATTTTCATTTACTTATTCTTAAATAAACTAATAATAAGATTAAATATAATAAATCCAGTTGTTGAACCTAAAGCACTAACAGGTACTGATGATATATTAGCGAAATTATTCAATGCTGATAGACATAACATTACTATAGAAACTATAACTAAATAAGATATCACTGTAAAAAATGGAATTGAAATACTTATATTTAACTCTGCTTCATATTCTTTCATAATATCATTCCTTTCAAATTATTTTACTTAACTTTATTATAGCATTTAAACATAATTAAATGTAAAAATACAGTTAAAAATTAATTGAAAATATCAATTATATGTTGTGATATAATAAAATTATAGAAGTTTTGCAGTGAGCGATATTTGTGATAAAATATGGCCTAACACTTGAAATATAATGTATTGAGGACGTATGATAAGTATTATCAATTGTACTACTCATGGTTCACTGCAAATTTGAGAGAGATGCGTATGTGTAGGTATTGGAAATGCCAAGTTTATTTTGGGGTTTTAGATTAACTATATGGAATGTAAATCCTTATACACGACATTATAATATAAGTACGTTTTTAGTTTTAGATTAACTATATGGAATGTAAATTGTTTATCTTTTCATTGTTCATGTACATTTCATTGAAGTTTTAGATTAACTATATGGAATGTAAATTTTACTGCATTTATACCATCTACACCTTTTATTTTATTGTTTTAGATTAACTATATGGACTTAAAATTAAAAATACTGAAAAACACTTACTTGAATAGTAGGTGTTTTTTTATTGAAAGGATGTGATTATAATGTAAAAATTTTACTTATATAGTATAATAATCTTATAAAATTATTGTGCTAGGGGGATTTGTTATGTTTTGTTCGAATTGTGGTGCAGAAATCACAGGCGTAGGCAAGTTTTGTTCAAGTTGTGGGGTTGCTGTAGAAACTGAAATTATTGAAGATAATAATATTAAATCAAATGACCTAATCGTTGATGCAAATGGAATAGAAATAAATATGACTGAAATTTATAGAAAATATAGAAAAGAAAAAGTAAATGCAATAAAAAATGTAATGGAAATAAGTGGTTTGAATATAAAGGAAGCAAAAAAAATAGTGGATTCTTCCTTTGAAGAGTTAAAAATCAATTTTATTGATGATACTATGAGCAATTCAGAAAAGGAAAAAATAATAAATACTCAAAATAGAAAAAATAATATTGAAAAAGCTCAACAAGAATCAGTTGCTTGTTGTCCTAAATGTGGTTCAACATCTCTATCAGCTCAGAAAAAAGGGTTTGGTATAGGAAAAGCTGTAGCAGGGGCGACTATAGCAGGAGGTATTGGTCTAGTAGCAGGCAACTTAGGAGCAAAGAAAGTTAGAGTAACATGTTTGAACTGTGGCAAACAATTTTGGGCAGGCAAAAAATAGATGTATTCATAATAAAAACACTTACTAATTTAGTAAGTGTTTTTATTATCTAAATTAACAGAAAGGAGGTTAAAAATGGCAACTATACAAACATCTATCCGAATTTTCGACGGAATGACACCTGCTTTTAGACACATGACTAATGCTATGAATATTGTATTAAGTTCATTCGAGCAATTACAAAGAACATCTAGCAATGCTATAGATGCTAATAGTATTAGAACAGCTAGAGAAGAACTAGCACGTGCAGAAGCTGGGTTTGATAGATTAGAACAACAAATAAGAGAAGCTGATGAACAACAAAAAAGATTTAATGATGATATTAGAAAAGGAGCAAGTAGTACAGATAAGTTAGTAGAAAATGCTAAAAGATTAGTAGCAACTTATATTGGATTGAGAAGTGTTGGTGGTTTGATTAATTTAAGTGACCAAATGACGAGTACTAATGCGAGACTAGCTATGATAAATGACGGGCAACAATCTGATGGAGGACTCAACAAAATGATATTTCAATCAGCGGAAAGAGCAAGAGCATCTTATTTAGATACTGCAAAAATTGTAAGCAGAGTGGGCATGAATGCAGGCAAAGCATTTAGTAGTACAAAAGAAATAGTAGCATTCGCGGAACAACTTAACAAGAAATTTGTAATTGCAGGAGCAACAACAGAAGAAACTAATTCAGCACTTTTACAACTTACACAAGGTTTAGGAAGTGGCGTGTTAAGAGGCGAGGAACTAAATGCTGTGTTTGAGTCAGCACCTAATATTATTCAGTCTATTGCCGATTATCTCGAGGTCGATATAGGGAAGATAAGAGGTATGGCAAGTGAAGGAATGTTAACAGCAGATATTGTAAAAAACTCCTTACTTTCAGCGGCGGAGCAGACTAATGCAGAGTTCGAGAAGATGCCTTATACATTTGGACAGATTTTCACATCTATCAAGAATAATGCAGTCATGATATTTGGTGTTATACAGAAAAAAATAGAACAATCTATGTCTAGTAAGGGTTTTCGAACCTTTATAGATAATTTTATAGATTCGTTATATGTTTTAGGAGCAGTTGCATTTAGTATTTTTAATGGAATTATAAATATATTAGGAAGTCCATTTTTTCAAGCATTTGTAAATGCTATTATTGTAGGTGTTAGTCTGATAGTGCAAGTGCTTGGCTGGGTAATAACACAAGCATTAAATATTACTAATGTATTTGCTCAGAACTGGAGTATTATTGCACCAATAGTACTTGGAGTTGCAGCTGCTATGTTAGTATATAACAATGCACTATTACTTAGTATAGCTAATAAAGTAAAAGATATTGCGTTATCTGCTAAAACTTTAGCGATGAATTTTGCTCATATAATAGCAGAGTCTTATAGAGCAGCAGCATTAGTAGCAAGCACAATTGCACAGGACGGATTGAACGCAGCAATGGCAGCTTGCCCTATCACTTGGATTTTATATGGAATTATAGCCATAGTTGTTGCCTTTTTTGTAGCTATAGCTGTAATAAATAAATTCGCAGGAACATCTTATTCAGCAATTGGAATTGTTGCAGGAGCATTATCGGGTTTAACAGCATTTATTATAAATAGTGTATTTTTCTGGATTAATGTTTTTATATCATTTGCTGAGTTTTTTACAAATGTATTAGACCATCCAGTTTATTCAGTAAAGAAATTATTTTTTAATTTAGCCACAGCAGTATTAAATAATCTTATATCTATGACAAAAGGATGTGATGAATTTGCTACTAATTTAGCAAACTCTATTATAGATGGAATTAATGGGGCATTAAAAGCTTGGAATAAATTTGTAGATGTCTTAAATAAATTTGGAGGACTTGCAGATAAGTTAGGACTTGGAAAAGCTGATATGGTTGGTCATACAAAGTCTATTACAAGTACACTACAAAAAGCTAAAGGTGATTTAAATAAGTGGCTTGGAGCAGAGCCAGAGGGATACAAATCCTTTAAACAACTAGAGTACAAAAATGTCGGAGATTGGGCTAAAAATGGATATGCATTTGGTCAAAACTTAGAAAACAAATTAAAAGATGCTTTTGACATCAATAAAATAGCAGAAAAGGCTAAAAAGGATTTAGGACTAGATGACCTTTGGGACAAAAAATACGGTCTTGGTGACGGACTCGGTTCGGCAGGGCTTAATTCTCCGCTCAGCGACGCTGCAAAAGGAGCAAAAGATACAGCAGGAAACACAGCTAAAATGGCAAAGACAATGGATAAAAGTCAAGAGGACTTAAAATACTTAAGAGATATAGCTGAACAAGAAGTAATAAACAAGTATACAGGAGTCAACATTAAAATTGACATGAACAATACAAACAACATAAGTAAAGATACTGACTTAGATGGAATAGTTAATGTATTAACT